TCACGAGTTTGTGATACTTACGACCCGTTTCTGGGTAGAAGTCATAACCATCAGGACCATTGTGACGCAATGCTTCACACAATGCGTAGGTGTGTGCTAGAACAGCGTTAGCAATGTTCTGACGTGCCTCTTGCTGGGCAGCGTATTCGGCGAAAGTTGTTGTGCTCATACTACTAGGACACTTTCAAGGTGAGTAACTTTAATCAACCCCAATTCTTCGGCAGTACGAAGTTGTTGTGAGAGAATACTTCGCGGTCAATGACTTTGAACGACCCAAACTTGTTGTAAATGACAAAACCTTCGTGGAAGGAATCTTCGCCATTGATAGAACACTCAATGTCGTCCAGTTCGTGAATGAACAGAAACAGATCTTCCTTGATAGACTTCACCAAACGCCACAAACGCAGCAGGTTGATGTCACAATCACATTTTTCTGCGATTTCATCCTCACAGATGACCCGTTGCTCCCTGATGCAGGCATTTATCTCTTTTTTGATTTCTGATGCCTTGCGATCAGACACAAACTCACATAGAGTGCTCATTTGCTTGGCAAACTTACACACATCCTCCAAATCCTCACGATAGGGATTCAGTTCTACCTCAGGTTGCACAAACAGGCAATGCTTGGTGCTGATGAGTTTGCTAGTCAGAGGAGCAGCAGTCATCTCACGGATGTCATCAGAACCACTGTAAATCGTGTGTGGGGCAATGATAATGTCCTGCCGAACTGGGGCAGGGAACTTGTAAGTAATCGTATTGGGAGTAAATGTATCCAACCCACCACCGAAACCAATCCAATCACCTTGCAGAACTTGTTTAGTGCGTGGCAGGAAATCCAGGCAGAAGATGAGGATTTGTGTTACACGAGGTTGTCCACCGAAATGGGTGAAAATGTCATCTTCGTTATAGCAAAGTCGAATCTTTTTCTTGTTAAATGCTGCTTTGGTGCAGACAAAGAACTTACCATTCTGCGGATTAGTTCCCCACACAATAGCAGGAGCACCATCCATCTTAACACTGATGGTAGAATCTACTTCAGAGAACCAATCAAGAACAGAGAGATCACCAGTTAGGATACAATCTTCTGGGTGTTCTAGGTGCTTGTTTTGCATGGGTTGCTTGTTCATACTACTAGGACACTTTGGAGGTGAGTAACTTTAATTAGGAGATAATTCCCTTACCCAAAAGTTCTTCGTACAAGTTCTGAGGGGTGTATTCAATAAGACGTTTTTGTGAAAGAGTGTACTTATACGAACCCTCAACATCTCTGCTCATGTTTGTAGTCATAGTTTCGCACAAATAATCATGCGATTCAATAGCAAAGTAGAAATCTTCGGGTGCAACACCAAACAAGAAAGCAAAATCATAATCAATGTTCTTCTTCAGACCATTGAATTGATGGCAACCATTAACATCTTCAGTTGCAGTTTTTGCTTCAATTTTGATAGTCTTGTCGAGTGAAGGGATGTAAACTTTCACATCAAAATCACCCTTTCCTTTGTTGACGATAGTGACTTCAACATCACAACCATAAACTTCAGATAAAACATACTCAAGTGTGGTGCGAATTACACTTTCACCAGCATCACCTTGCTTTGTCTTGGAAGAATACTTCCAGATATAATTCTTCTTTGGAGAACCATCAGAGTTTAACCATTTGTTCTCCTCTGCTTCTCTCTTAGATAAGACCTCAGTGTTCTCTTCAAAGATGTCATCGAAGGTTTTTTGTGAGAGGTTAATCAGGGTGGTGGGCATTTTGATTTTGATTATACTACTAGGACACTTTGGAGGTGAGTAACTTTAATTTCAGGTATTTTGCAGGGAAAAAATCTTATTCACTGGTGTTTCTGCAAAAAGATTGACAAATGATTTCTCTTCATTTGTTAGTTTTGTTTGAGAGATTCCATAAGGTAGGTATCGAAACAACTTAGAATCATTGTGATTATAGTCTTTCATTATGGTGAGCATCATCTGCGCGATTGGTGATCTCAGATCTTCAACATACTCATCAATACTCTCATCATCAAACACGATTACGGTGTGTTTTGGAGAAGAACCAAACTTCCCATGTTCATCCTTGATGAAATACTTAATGTGGTTCTTTATCTCAAATGAGTTGAACATTACCTCATTGATGAGTAACTTCTTTAGATGAAATCTATCATAGACTCCAACATTATTCTTCTTCTTATTGACACTTGCTTTAGTTTTATCTGGGTACATAGTCGAATGGATGATTAGTTTGTCTTTCTTCATTCCATCGACATACTGATACTCATACTTTGTCGGATCTGAACTAGAACCTTTTGCATAACTATCAACACCATTCCATCCTTTGTACGCAGTCATCTTATGAGTGTTTTGCATTACTTTCTCATAGATTGATTTACTCACATCACCTAAGAACAATGGAATCTCATTATACTCATTGTAGAATGTTGTGGTCGAATAGACTTGACCATTCCAAAGTCTTGTGAGTTGAATTTCACCATTTTGCTTTCCCTTGTCTGCAACAAAGATGCAAGTGCGAATCATAATACCCTCAAAGACATCTGCAGGAAGAATCTCTATGCTTTTGATGTTGAGGTTATTTCTAAGAAATTCACGAAACTGTTCCGTATTCTCATTGTGTGTAAATGAGCAGGGCATCACATAAGAAACTCTACCCCCAGGTTTTAGAATGTACTGTGCAAGAACGACAAAACAACAGTACGCGAGTTTTGTAGTGTAACCAGAAGGTTCCCAAAATACAGAAGTGACCTCACTCTTTTTTAAGATGTTTCTATTGTATGGTGGATTACCTATCACATAATCAAATACACCAATCCACTCTTTTAATGGATTATCAATCCCATCAAAGTTGAGTGCAGATCCACAAATAAAATTATGCTTATACCCTTTAGGATTGATTGCATCGAGGGCAGCAAGATACCAAGATTCTTGTATTTCTATGCCATAGAGCATGTTGGTGATAATGTGCTCTTCGGTGTGATGTTCTAGTAGTCTCTTTTTTAGTTCAAGCAGAATCCTACCATCACCAAATGACGGTTCGCAGAACTTCAGGTTGGGATTTGAGTAGTCAACACCAACAAGAAGTTTATCAATAACATTTTGAGGTGTGAATACTTCACCAAACTTTTGAACTGCATCCATAGTAGATTACTTTTTAACTATTCTATCAAATTTTTGGCAGTCTTGCAAGTGATTTGCCCTTCTTGTGGGCGTCAATAAAGTTTCGAGCAGAACTTTCAGTGCGGCACACTTTGAGTTGCTCTCCGTTATGAATGATCATCAGTTGATTGCCATAGGGAACAGCAGCATAGTCTCCTTTACCCACAATAAATCCTTCTTTCATTATACTTTCCAATAAATCGTCGTTTTTGTTGCGGCAGATGACCTATGACACCTGCCAGGTAGAATTGCAAAAAAATCAGGGTTTTGACCCTGATGGATACTGGAGTCTCACTGAGACTCACCTGCGAACCACACTGTCTAGCAGTTCCCCCTTCTCAAACACAGCATCAACAACTCGTTGAAGTGCTCTCTCTGTGGATACACCAACCTTAGAATAAACAGGCACAACACATAGACCCCAGACCTTTTCTTTGCCACCAAGACGAAGAACACGACCGATAGTTTGGGTCATTTCAATCACATCCATATTGCGAAGAAAGACCACTGCCTCTAGTTCACTGACGTTAATTCCCTCCGAAAGAATACTCCGATGGAGACAAACAAACTTCTTGTCAGGGTCACGTCCCCAAGCATTGAGAGTGTCAAAGAATACCTCACGGTTCACCTTCTGACCATCAATAATTGCTCCAGTCTTTGCGGTGATATAGAGGTAAGAATAACCACGTTGATGTAGTTGAGCAGCACAGTCAGTATGCGACATCAAGTTGATAAGTTGCTTCGCAGACTTAACGCAGACTAGGATTTTCTTGCAGTCAATATCCTCCAAGGTCTCCATCAGATTGCTACTGTCACACTCAGCAGTTACCTGATTTGCAGCAAGAACATCAAACTTCTTTGCTACAATTTTAGGAGCAATAATGTATCCTCCATCAACAAGTTCTGGAGCAGAAACACGGCAAATGATATTGCCATAGACATCAACATCGTTCATTCCAGGTTTAGAAGGAGTGAGTGACGTTTTCCTAGTTGCAGTAAAGAAGTAGCAACGACGAGCAGTAGCAGCAAAGTGCTCAGTTGCAGGGAAGAAGTTGCGTTTTACACTGTTATGTGCTTCGTCAAAGTAAATCGTATCCACATCAATCTCAGCATCAACAAGACGCTGAAGAGAGTTGTAAGTTGTGAAGATGAGTTGATGCTTACCAGCAGCAATACAGGCACCAGTGTGAACAACAATGTCAGCAGGTTTGGTAGTGCTGTAGTGGTGAGTTTCACCAGAGTGAACGTGCATCACTTCTACGTTGGTGATGAACTCCAGAAACTCAGCAGAGAGTTGCTCAGAAAGCAGAATGCGCGGAGCAACAACAACAATGGTCTGGGGAGTTTCTTTAGAGAACTCACGCACAGCATCCATAATCATATTCAGGGTCTTTCCACCACCCGTAGGATAAATCAGTTGCCCTTTATTGTGCTGTTGCATAGCAGCATCACCTCGTTCTTGGTGAGGACGTGGTTTGATTCGCATAATGTTGCTGTTCATACTACTAGGACACTTTCGAGGTGAGTAACTTTAATTGCCAGTCTGTTTGTATCTCTTCAAGTCTTCAAGTACACCTGCTATTGTAGCACGACTGTAACCAGTTGCATACTCTGAAGACTTCTCCACTTCTTCAGAAGAATAATCAACTCCATCACAAACATCATACCCTCTCTGAAGGGAGTTGATGATGCTATCAAGCACAAAATCAGGGATTTGAATGTAACTCATGGTTCTCAGTGGTTTGGTATCTAAAGACAAGAATAACACCCTTACAGACGACTGTAGAGGGTGCTAGTGGCAGTTAATCAACCACCAAACATTTCATCAAACAACCAATCACCTGAGAGTTCCTTTTCAGTCCACTCTTTATCGAATCGTGCTTGAATCATTGCTTGTTCGATTTTCATGTCAATAGGAGAAACTGTGCTGTGCCAGGTTCCGTTGCGATCTTGCCAGAGCATAATGTTGTTTTGAGTGTTGTCCTTATACTACTAGGACACTTTGGAGGTGAGTAACTTTAATTGGACTCAACTTTCAGATGCTTTTGCTGCTGCTTTTGCCTTTGCTCTCATGCGAACTGCAACAGCATTACTCCACTTTCCACCACCTTCTTCATACTCCTTACGCATTTTAGCAAGAATCTCACTAGAAGATTTCTTAGTTTTTTGTGCTGCTGCTGTTTTCTCTTTATTTCTTGCAGCATCTCTCTCTTGACGTGTCATAGGTCCACCAGTTTCAGTTTTCCACTGTCTGCGTGGTTTTGCTGCTGGTTTTTCTGTTTTTGGTTTTGCTTGAGAGATTGCTTGTGATGCAGTCTTTGGTTGTGCTTTACCACTTTCTCTTGCTTTACGCTCAAGGTATGCTTTACGTTGTTTTTCTTTTGCAGACATTACAGCACTACCTTGTGTTCCAGCAGTTCCAGGTTTCAGTTCAGTTGCACCTTTACCTCTTCCAGGTGCAGGTGCTGAAGAACCACGTTGTTGACCAACATCTTTGCGTTTTTTATATGGTCCAACAGGTTCTGTTTTACCACCACCAACTGCTCTAGTTCTTCTAATTTCAGGAGCAGTCTTTTTGCGTTCTTTTCCTATTCTACCACCATCACCTGTGCGAGTGATGGAAGCACCACCACCCCATCCAAGTTGTTTGGCAGCATCAGCATCAGATGCTTCACAAAGAGACATAAACTCCCGAAATGTTCTCATTTTCCTAACTATAGACCCTTTCAGGTATTTATGCAAGAGAGGGTGGTCAGTATCTCAACCGACCACCCAGGGCATCAATCT